TCTAAAAGTAGAATCGTTATTTACATTTAAGCCTCTACCACCAGTTCCTACACTTACACTACCTTGACCAAGTGTACTTGGAGCAGGAGGCAATGTTTGTAATTGACCTTGTAGTTGTGGGGTAGGTGATCCACCAATTTGAGTAGGGATTTTAGGTTGTATTTGATTATAATTATTATTTAACTCTTGTTGCCTTGGTTGAGAATTTGGGTTTTGATTTACTTGAGTAGGTTGATTATTAATTGGCTGTCCTATTTGAGAATTACCAGGTTGATTAAATGATGAATTAAATGGGTTTTGTAATTCTTGAGAAGAATTTTGTAATCCTGGTAATTGCATAAAAGAAGAACTGTTCTCTCCTTGTGTTAAAGAATTACTAGGATACATATAATTATAAGAATCATCGGATAATGATTCTTGTTGTCTTAAAGTATTAGTATATTCTTGAAATTGTTTTTCTAAATTAGGATTATCAGTTAATGCTGCTTTTACACTAGTACATGCCTTAGCATCACCTGCTTCACATGCCATTTTTTGAGCTGCGTAATTTTTTATTGCAAAAGCACCAGTAGCACTTGCATCTATCTGACCTCCTGGTGCAACAGTTTCCATGCCTTTTGGAACCGACCCATCAGTACCAATCTGACCTAGTGTAGCTAATAAATGCTCTACAGGACTGTTTGGTCCACCACTAGCATACATCTGACCACCAGCAGCCATTTCTTTAGCTTGTGTTTTTGCACGAAGTTTTAATATATTTGGATCAACCTCTTGTTGTTCACGCAATGTAGATAACTCTTTCTTACGTGACTCTTGGGCTAGTTTATCTGTTAATACAGTAGAATGAGGTTGAGAAGATCCTTCACGCATTTTGTATTTAGCATAAACAGCTTTAGATAACTCTGCATATGTTTTTTTAGAGCCTTTTGGTTTAATTCTATCAGAATAGATATAATCATCAACCATAGTTTCACCACCTTCTACTTCAGCTTGTGGAGAAATTTGTATACCACCCTGTTCGTGAGATGGTCCTTGAAAACTAATCATTTCTCCGCCTCCAGCAAACGACATAGAAGAACTACCTAAAGAGTTAGGAACATTTTCATAAAGGTTTGGTTGGTTTGGTTGGTTGTTTTGAGACATGTAACTAGTACCTGCACCTAAAAGTGCTCCACCAACAGCTCCAATTGGACCAAGAGCGGAACCTGTGGCTGCACCAGACAAACCACTCATTAAAAGTGATTGCATGTCTATGTTACCACCACCTGCATAATTTTGATTATAATTCATATTATTTTGATTGTTAAGATACCCACCACCCGCAAAGGACAAACTTTTAGTTTCTTCACGTTTAGGTTTTTTTCTATTTTTTATAGCATCTCTCATTTCTTTATCATACATTTCTCTTTGTACTGACCTAGATCCATCTGGATTTTCATAAAAACGTCTTTCTCCAGTTGCTACAAAACCACGTCCCGTATCATGTCCCGTACGTTCAGTTTCAATTAATTTTTCCAACTCCATTGGAGGTATATTAGCAAGTTCTTTTGGTACGCTTCCTGTTCCTTCTTGGATAGACTCCATCTTATCCATTTTAATCTGAGGTCTCTTTGGTATAGATTTCTTTTCTTTATTAAAACTAATACCATCATACTCAGCAGTACTTCTCATATAAGGTGTACCTGAATCTCCGTACTTATCTCGTCTTTCTACTTTTTCAGCGTCTGTTAACATATCCCAAGGTTTGATTGCTAAGGGAGCATACTCAGGAGAACTAGACCAATCTGAAGATTGACGCGAGTAATATATACTTTCTCCTTGAGGAGTTATATTAGGATGTAAATAAGCTAGAGGAGCATTAGGATTTAATCTCCCATCAGGATACCTTGTAAATATATCTCCAAACTTTGTAAGGTCAGTTCCTGGAACAGGGCCAAATTTTTGTGAACCTATCATACTATCAGGTGCATTAAAAGCATCAACTAGTTCTTTAGAAGTTCTAGTTTCTGAAGGAGAGGGCCAACGAGTATCGGTATCATCATAAACATCAGCTATCAAATTAGTTCTTACATCTTTATCTGTAAAATCTGTATGAAAATAACCATCGGCAGGTACCTGTTTTTCTGAACCATCCTCTCCAAGGTATGTTTTAGGATTTTCTACATAATCTAGACTATTTTTATAAAAATCATTTCTAGCTTGAGCATTGTTATACAAGAATAAACTATCTGCTCTAGTAGGTTCTGGACCAGAGACTTTAATAGGATCTCCTTGTACAGGTTTTCCTTGGTTTTGATTGTTAAGATAACCTCCTCCTGCGTAACTTTTTACAGCTCCACCACTAGCATGATTGATATTAAAAATATCTTTATTTACAGGAGTTGATGGTTTGCTTATATAATTATTATAATCTTGTCTTGTGACTTTATTAGCTTCTAAAAGATTTCCTATTTTTGTATTTTCAGCTCCTATAAATTGAGGAAAATTACCTTTAATTACATTAGTACCTTCTGTTCTAAAAGCAGAAGATTTTCCATAATTTTTTAATATATCTAAATTTATATTTTTTGCATCATCTTTCAAGATTAATCCTGCATCAGGATTATTTTTTTTCCAAGCAGATATAGTTTCTTTATATATTTTAGATTGTTGTTCTGCATTTAAAAAAGGTAATTCATTAGGTTGCACTTTTAATATATACATATCCCCTTTTTCTAAATCACTTGTATTACCTAATGTTTGAAATGAATTAGGGTCTGTATGTTTTCCTATGTGACTTAATGCAGAATCATAGTCTTTTCCGAAATTTAAAGTTTGTTGTAATTGTCTTTTTCTACTAGTACCAGTATTTCCAGGAATAGTAGTACCCATTATATTTAAAATTTCATCATCTGTTTTTCCTTTAAACTTTACTAAATTTCTAATTTCATCATTTAAATAAACTCCTCTATAAATTGGTTCTAAAGCTGATTTAAGTTTAGATTCTTTATTTAAAGCTTTCCCTGTAGTTTTAACTGCTTTTCCTGCACTACTTATTGCTTTAGAACCCATTCCTGCCCCTAATAAATCTAAAGCTCCCATACCAGTCTCAAAAGCCGCCTCACCGTAATTACCTTCTTGTATGTGTCCAGGAATTTTAGGTGCTCTATTAGTTATAAAATCAGATGCAAATCCTGCTTGTATAGAATTAGCTATTGTTGCTCCTGGTAACGAAGCTCCTCCTGCAATTGCTGGTGCAGACATGTAAGGTGCTACTGCTCCGTAAGTAGCCTCACCTGCGGCACCTAATGCAGAACTAGCTAAACCTGCTGTTGCTATAGCACCAGGCAAATACCAAGCTGGATTACGATGCACATCTTCCATATTCTGTTGTACATAACCTTCTCTAGCTTGTTTATTTCTATCAGTGTAAGATTGTTGCTGTTCTTGAGGTAGTTTAGCTATTGCAGCATCTTGTTTAGGATTAGTAATACCAGTACCTTGTACTCCTAAGTATCCTTTAGCATATTCTTTAGTTCCTTTAAGTGCATCTTTTTTAGATATACCTGTTAAAGGAGTTTCTAATTTCATTAATGCACCTGATTTAGTATTATAACCATATCTACCAGTGTTAATCATCTTATTGATCCACTCGTTACTTTTAATATTTTGTTTAAAAGTTCTACTATTACCAGCACCTAACTCATTAATAGTTATTACTTCTGGTTCTTTAGGACCTCCACCGCTATATAAATTATTATACATAAATACAAAGATAAAAGATTTTTGTTTATTAGACAAATAATTATACTACAAATGTCTAATAGAAACTGTTAGAGTTAATAATTATTTATAGGCTGTTGATGATAATGTGTAACTAAATCATTCATAACAAACCTATAGTTATTATCATTGTTATATCTTAATTCAGCACGTATCCAAGGATTTCTAATTCTATCGTTGGATTGAGTGTCATCAGAGTTTCTAAGTATAGAATGTCTCCAAATCCTGAATCGCTGTCTAGTATTGTCTGGAACAATAAGTGCTGTTGTGTTTGTATCCTGATAGTTGTTGGATACTCGTATGAAATCGAATGTGTCATCATAAACATCTAAGTTATTAGTGTCATAAACGTCAGTATTCCATTCTAAGTTATTCCATTGCTTAGACATATGATTACCACCATTTATAAGATATTTAATAGAAGAGCTGTAAGGCTGACTATCATAGTATACACCATAGTTACCCTTATCATGTTGATATACTTTACTATCTGTAGAGTCTACTGAAAGTAATTTACGACCTGTAGATAAATAAAGCTTAGGTTTAAAATCATAGAATGATTCAAAAGCATCTATAATTTCATTGTAAGAAAATGTAGTGTTTTTAAGTAAAGGTCTATCACCAACTTGTTGTATAGAGTTTTCAGAAGAAAGTACTGTAAAAAGAACCCTATTATACCTATGGTCGTAAGCACCATGTATGTTATAAGGTATATCGTTACTTGTAGGGTTGTCTGTATTTTCTAATGGTGTTTCATCAAAAGTATTAGATAAATAAGCAGACATTCCTTTTACATCAGAAAGAGGAAATTTAGACTGTAAGCTATATCTCCATAATTTCTTTTGACGTATATCAAAATGGTATATGTTATCTTCAGAATGTATTACAGCAGTTCTATGAAAACATCCAGTGTGTGTAGATATATAAGCATAGTCCCCAAGTACTTGACCATCGCCTATAATAAGGCTAGTTCCATTTTCATCAGGAGCTGTAACTCTTTCATTAATTGGTACAATACCAAATCCAGAGTTTTGATAAAAAAAGATTTTATCTTTAAAATTATGTATAGAATTAATTGGTCCATAATTACCATCAACATCTATTTGGTTATTAACTAAAAAAGCATTAAAGCTATCTATAAATTCACCATTAGTTTTTGGTTCTGATGACCACACAGAATAAGGAAGCTCTGTCACTGTATTAGCAAGAAAGTTTTTACCTTGATATAATGAGCTAATATTATTTTCTTGTGTGTATACAGCATTGATTGCAAACTGCTCCACACCATATGTTTGGTAAGGGTCTTCAGAAGTTCCTGTACCATCAGGAGCACCTCTATCTTTAGAAAAATGATTACCATGACGTAATTCTACATTAAAAGTAGATTCGCATGGGAAACCTACACCTGTAGATGCTTTGTCTGAGTAAGTTCCTAAATCCACTTCGTTAACTTGCTCATACATAAAGTAATGTACAAAAGTATCACCTCCATATATGTTCATGGACCCAGACTCGTTACTAGGATTTAAAGAACCTGTGGACATATATTGATTACTACTACGTGATTCAAATGTGTTTCCACCATACTGATTTGTAATGTCTCTACAATAAGTAGCATAAACTAAATACCTAGAAGAATCAGAAAGACCTACTTCACTAATTGGAGAACCAATCTGCATAAAAGTAGTTTGACCACAAGAATAATCCGCTTGTGTACCATCAATTAATCCTCTAACTTTATTTTTAAAATCAGATAATGTTGTAGTTGGTTCTAAAGAAGAAACATTAATAGCATTATCACTAGCTACCTTACGCCATCCTAATACAGGGACAGTATATACATCTGGAACATTAAACGAAGTGTGCATTTTAATATAACGTAAATCTGGACTACTACTTATAGTGCTATCTACTCTATTGTTATATGCTTTTTCTATTTTTAAATAATCACCTGTTTTATAAGTTAATGATGTATTAAAAAGTGTTTCTGGAGAAGTATAACCAACAAAATAATTATCTTCTTCGTCTGACACAGATGGAGAGTTAAGTAATGATCCTGAAAGAACGTCTTCATTAACTTTTACATCTAATCCATCTAAAATTAAATGCTGTAATGCACCACCTCCAATTCTAGAGCGATCAGAGTTTTTACGTTCAACACGCACTATCTCATAACCATCTATTTTTTCCTTAATTGATTCAGGTATTGTTATGTCAAAATTAATAGCTAACACTTTTAAATTCAAAGGATTAGTATCAGTTGTTTGACCACTACTTAATTTAAGTTGTTTTAATGTAGGAAATTTAATATCTCCAATCCACTTAGTAAAAGAAAGTTCTCCTTTTTTAGAGCGAAAAACTATAGCAAATCTATATACCTCATCACGCTGATAACCAGTAAAGAGGTTATGAACAAAGGGAGATACATAATTATTAAACTGGTTGTTAACAAAATGAGTAATACTTGTTTGAAAGTTATCTTCATAAGTTACTTTTGTTAATGTACCACACCAAGGAGTGCTTCCTGACTGACCTCTTTGGTCACCAAGCAAGTCTTTTGTGAAAAAATTATAAGTTACATTTATACCTTCCCCGCCAAGAGTTGTTCCATCGGACTTGTAAATGTATTCTTCAAAGTTGAGGTCGTTTGTATTGTTATAAGGATTAATAGCATCATGCTCTGCATCTAGTATTAAGTCATTAGGAATAACAGTAGCTGTCCCGTCCGACTGGTATACAGTTGCTGTACTATCAGATTTAAACCTGTAAGCACGAGCATCAAACTCTTCGTCAGTAATTTCAAATTGTCTAAGTTTATGATTAGCAGCAATCAATCGATTGTCTTTTATAGCTATATCTTTAACTACATTAATTTCTGGAACAAGTGTGTTAATTTCTATGTCAGATAATGTAGTTAAATCGTTTTCTGTATTAGTAAATGTTTTTGTAATAATACCAGTAGAAGGTATAGTTTCTATATTACTATAAACTAAAGGTAGATTTTCAAACTCATTTATAATATATATATATTCAATAAAGTTATAACTAGTGTCTATATTAGAAACACTAAATGTTACTGATTTATTATCATCAGTATCAGATTGTGGTGAACCTTTTATTTCTCTGAATAAATCGTTTTCGTCATCTGATGAATATATAGGTAATGGGTTAGTAAGAGGTGACACATTTGTTACTTTACTATTACCAAGTAATCTATATCCTACCTGTACAGTAGAGCCTGTTGGTATACCACCTCCTGTAGAGATATCAGTAAAAACAGCTTTACCAAAACTAACATCTGATGATAAATCTAAATCGTTACAAGCTATTGCAAAACCTTGTGGGTTAAATAAATTAAAAGAACGTAATGGGTTTAAATAATCTGTCCAATAAACTCTAGCAATATCTATAGTTTCATAACGAGTTAATGCTCTTGTAACAGAATGTTCTGTTGATAAGTTAAGACAGTTGTTATATTTAAGGTGTATTGAAGGAACTAAACAGTTGTCCACAAGGTTAGGTATAGTGTCTGTAGATTCATCATAATCTATAGCCCATATTTGACCGTCTGAGTTTGTAGGGTTAGACGTAGTATTACCAGTAGTAAAAATTATAATCTTATCATCCATATTTGTCCAACCAATAATTAAAGGTTGTTCAATAGGAGCTACCTCTTGCACAAAGATATTAGCGTTATCTAATAATGTTAAATTTTCTAAACCTACTAATACCAATCTACCACCACTAATGTAAAAATTATAATCACCATTCTCTATTGCGGCGGCATAAGCAGGGTTATTTATAAGTCTTTCGTAAATTTGTTGTGTGGTAAGTAGAGTTATATCATCTACAAATATGTAACCTTGTCCATTTAAACCTATAATTGGTAAACTAGGACCAACATACTCTGTATTTAAAGCATAAACAGCTTGTGTAGAGGGTATACAGAAATCTAATCTATTACCACGTTCATTTACAATAGCACCAAAAGATGACCCTTTATCTGTAAGTACTTTGAGATTATACATCTCTTCGTAAGTATCAGGTGTCATCTTTAAAGGATGAACATCTTTATTCATTCCTTTACTATAATTATTTACAGTAGTTGCCATTATTAATATCTTGTATTTCTTTGATCGAAATTATTAGTATTGCTAGTATTGTGATTAATACGTCTTTCTTGCATACCTATATTACCAAACTGAGTACCATGTGCGTTTGTTTTAGGTATGATACGTACTGTTTGGTTTTTAAGACTTTCTACTTGGTCAAGTGATAAACCTTTAGCTTTGGATATTGCTTTACCAACATACCAATCTTTTTCAGAACGTATATAATCAAAAGTAGGTCTAGGCATACGACCTCCTATAAACATCTTGTAAGCAAGTTTAAATGCAATATACCATGCCATTGCTTCTATTGCTGCTGGTTCATCTTGTATGAGAGGAAATCCATTGTCGTCTACAGGAAAGCTTTCGTAAGCGAATTGTATAGTACCTGTTTCAAAAGATGTAAATACAAAGCCTTTATTAATTCTGTACGTATCATCGCATTGACATGTTAAGTTAGCTGAACCACTGCAATGCATACCTATCATATTAGGGTCTCCATCGTAACGTAAAGGAAATATCCTTGAACCAACTTTACGTGTAATAAGTTGTATACGTGTCATATCACTAGGTAAGGATGCTCTATAATCTTCTACATCTGCTGTGCATACAGCATCATCAAACATAGCATTAGAACCCATAAGACCTATAGCATCTCCAATCCATTCTATTGCATCAGAAAACTCAAGCTCATCTGTAAAACCGTGGTCACGATAAACTTTTTCTATAATCCTTTCTGATGATACGTATTTTCCAGTTTTCATTCGTAGTAGTCTATTTTGTTATAAGGATTTAAAAGTATCTCAGCAATTCGTCTATTGTTTTTACGAGATGCTTTAAACTTGTATGGTCCTAAATTTGGTAACGTTGCTCTATACTTATCTACAACAAACATTGCAGAGTAACCATCTGTGTGATCGTTAACGAAGTATACAAATCTTTTTTCTTCTTTAGCCTTTGGATTATCACTCCAAAGTTTTCTAGTTAGTTGCCAATTAATGGCTAATGCTTTAGGATCAACAGATCCGTTTTCTAAAAACTTTATCTTACGCTTATACTTTTTAATTCTAATAGTAGGTAAACCAGCAGGCATTTTATAAGTAACAGCTTCTTCTAGAATTTTTCTAGCAATCTCTTTATGCACTTCTTTAATTATCTTACCATAAGTTGCTCTACTTACTTTATACTTATCAGGTGAATCTTTAGTTTGTTCACAATAATGTTTGTATGCCTCTGGTAATCCTTTATCTATATTTATTTTTCCTTTACCTCTTGGTTTAACTTTGGTCAGTAGACTGGTCTTTTCCATCATTTGCATTATCTGTTGGTAATTGTTCTTGTTTTAAATAGGTATTAATTAACCCTTCTCTGATGTGCTTCTCCATCCAATTAGACATAGGGTATTCATCGTCATCTGAGTAACATGTTATATCGGTGCCACATTGATTAAATGTTTTAACATCAGTAGGATCTTGGAAAACACCTCTAACATTAATTTTACTAAGTAATGCTATTGTAATGTCATTACTTTTTAAGTGAATTTTATTATTAAGTGGAAATGCAAATATAATGTCATTATTAAATCTACCATTACCTGATACCATAGCTTCTTCAAAGCTAGTGTATTTAAATCGTAATTTAGTTTTAACAATAGAACCTACTCTGGTTATCATAATATTGTTAGGAATATCTTTTACAGTTCTAATCATAGAACATCCAGTGGATAAATCACAGCAATCTGCTGCATCGGCAATCTCTAAATCTAAACAACCTAAGTCTTGAATAAAATCATCATTTATAGAATTCCCATTTTTAATGTGTTTTTTTAGCAAGTCAGCACGATCAACATGTATGTCGTGTTTAATAATACTTATACCAAGATCTGAATCATCAGTTAAGCGAGGCTTAACCTTGTTCATTATACCGTATGCTATTTCATTTAATGTTGACATATCTATAAAGCATTAAAGGGGAAGTTTCCTTCCCCTATAAATTAATTTGTTATTTTATTATTTACGTACACCTTCTTTGGGAGCTTCGCTATCTTTAGACTCAAAAGCATCAGCAGCTTCTTCAAAGAACTCAATTAAAGTGTGATAAAATTCGCGTAGCTCTACTGATTCGATTTCACCATCATCATCTATAGTGGTGTTAAGAAGAGTAAGTTTCAATCCTAAATACAACTCGTGTAACTGTTCATCCGTTAATTGAATACCGTTGATACCAAATTTAGTGATATACTCTCCGATACTATACATAATCTCTGATACATCACTTAATGATAGAGGTTTATCCTCACCATCGTTTATAGCATAAAATGTAAATACTGCTGTTAGCTTTGCATAAAAAGTAGGAGTTTTAATTCCATTAAATCCGTATTTTAATCTTGACATTTTTTATTTATTTGTGGGTGTTATATTTTGTTCTATAATTTGCATTAATGGAAAACCAAATCTTGTTGGCATTTCATTAATTATACTTTGTATTTGCTTTAGTCCGTTTTTAGTTAAGTAAAATTCAGGTGTTGGTCTACCAGGACCTAGCCCTGCTTGAGACGCTGCTTGTTTGAGATCCTCGGCTTTCTGTGAATTTTCTTTTTTATTTTCTGTAAGCTCTTTTGTTGCTCCTTTAAGTTCCATATTAATTCTTCTAATTTTGTTAATCTTTTTTCTAATTCAGTAATTCTTGTTATATAATCCATTATAGGTTTTCTTGTACAAATCCATCTAATCCTTTTTCTGAGTCCCATAAAAATGCTTGACCACATCTGTAATGAGAGTAACCCATATTTTTATGCCAATCATCTGTTCCACATATAGATGGTAAAAATCTTACTTTAATACCTCTAAACTCATTAAGCATTTCTTTATGAAGGTGTCCGCAATGAACCTCACGATGTGAAGAGTCTGCAAAAAGCAGGGGTTGTTCAGTTGCCATTATAAGTGGCATATCTGCTGGTTTCTCTTTATCTCCGTGAGTATACATTATGAGACATTTCCCATACTTGTAATACTTTCTTGGATCTGGTAAATTATTAACACTAACTGTTTTACTCTTTCCGTAATATGCAGAGATAACTTCACCTACATAAAACATTCTTTCCCAATCATGATTCCCTTGTATAACAACAACATCTACTGGTGCTATAGTGTTTAGGTAATTAATAGCTTCTACTAATGCTGCTGAGTATGTTGTAAATGTTTCATACCAAGGAGCTGAATCATGCTGTGGTGTACCTGCTGTAGTTGTTAATCTAAGACCTTCTGAATTTAGACCGTCGTTTCCTATTGGAAGGATGAAGCGTTCTATTCTTTCGTTTGGTACTTTAGCAACTAAATTAGCTACAGTTTGTAGAAACTCTGCTTTTAGGTTTTTCATATCACCTTTACCAAAATGTAGGTCAGGTAGTGAAATCTCCATTGCGATGTTTCCATTATTTTTTGCTGGTTTAATCTTTGGTTTTTCTAATCCTTCTAACGCTTCAATTAAAGTGTTTTGAAAGATAGACCAAGATTCACCAGACTCTTCTTTTTTCTTCTTGTAAGAAGCTAACCATTCACCGTTTGCTCCTTGCCAAGCTGATACTTTCTCAAAGTTCTCTGGAACTTCTTCTATCATTATTTCTTTTACAATCTTATCAGAAGCCTTGTTTTCTTTTCTAGCTTCCGATAAAGCTAAATCAACATCTTCAAGAGTAACTATGTATTCTCTTTTAGAAAGAATCTCAAATAGTCTTTCCTTACCTTCTTTTAAATAACCTGGACGATCTAAAAGAAATCTTTTTATGTCTGTTTTATCAAATATCATATAGTCTTATATGTTTTATTATTCCTGCAAAGTTAGTGACTTTTTTTGGATTACACAAGTTTTTCGATAACTATTTTTATTTACCTAATAAAAAACCTGCAATTAACCCACCAGTACCAATTACAATAATTGTTTTATTTTTACGTTTAACTTTTCTATTTTCTTTAATGTAAAGATTTTTATAACTTTCTCTTGACTCATTAAGTGAATCATTGAGTTTTTCAGAACGATTTAAATCAGCATTTACTCTAGAAAGAATTTCTTTATTATAAGCAAGTATCTTTTTAGTTAGTTCATGACTATTAGCTTCTTCACTGTAAAGCTGTAGAGCACCCTTTAAATCGTCTAAATAGATACGTTTGTATATAAGTTTCTCAATGATACGTTGTTCTTGTTCCCATGTAAAAAATACACCACTATCTTGGTCAAGAATAACTCTAACGGGGGAAAGAGACAATTGTGTCGCGTATGGCGGACTCGACTGTCCAGAAACTATCACGCTGCTCAATACTAGAAGTAGCAAGCTTAATGTACTGTAAAGATTTTTCTTGATTATTTTTAACATCTATTTTAATTTTATTTTGATTATTTCGTAAGCTATCTCTTTCTTCTATTAATTTCTCTATGATAGATTCCGCTTGAGTTACATATTCTAAAGTTTGTTTTCTTTCAGCTTTAACTGTTTCTACAAATTTATTTAGTATTTCTTCTTTAGCGTTTAACTTATATTCTAATTTATAATTCCTATTACCTGTAAATAAAAATAACCCTAAAAAGATCACTCCTATTAATAAAATTAATTGTTCTCTTGCTTTCATACTATGTTATTTTCTTTTAACCAATCAGACACTTCAAAGCTAGGACACCTTTTAATCCACTCAAATGACTCTATAATACCGTTGTTGTTTAGGTCTGGGGAATAATCCCTATGACCTTTGACAGGTATTTTACCTAATTCGTGTGGTTGTCTTAGTTGATTAACTAAATTAACCATTGATTGTTTTTGAGCAAAAGTCCTGTCATCGTTATCTTTACCTCCTATATAAGAGATATGTACTGTATCTCTGTTATACCCTTTAACACCATTAGAGACTTTACCTAATGACCATGTGTTAACAATAGTACCATTAGGTTCTATTATATAATGATAACCTGGGGAATTCCATTTCTTTACATTTTTAAAATAATTAAGTATATCCTGAGCACTAGCATTTTGAGAAGATGCTGTACAATGAATGACTATACCATTTATTTTACGCCCGTAATTCTTAGGGGCTATTTTAGAGGGGGATGCTTTCAGGGTCGGAATAATCTTCCCCAAGTTCCTCCCCAGTGTTCTGAGATAAGTTAACATGTGTTTGATTTACAAATGAAGGTCTATTAGTTTCTTTATTTACATAGTATCCTGCAAGCATACCTATAGTGGTCGCTATAGCACTCCAGGCTGCCCATGCAGACACTGAAGAAGTATCTCCCAATTCTAATGATTTTATGATAACATACATTGGAAAAAAAGACATTGATAAAAGTAAACAAGAAATAATTGTAGTTACTTTAAGTCTACTACGCTGTACATTATCTAATTTAAGTTTCATCTTTTTCTTCTTTATCTATCATATTTTGATATTCCATCTTTTTTATTTTAGAATCATAATAGTAAACCCTAGCTTTAAGGAAACTAATTATAACAGCTAGTAAAAAAGTACCTACTGCAAACCAAGCATTTATATCTATCTTAGTTACCGCACTAAAGATGTTTGTAGTAAACGCTAGTATAACACTAGATATTAAAGTTGTGTCATTTTCTACTAATTTAGTAATAGTCATAAGTGTATGTTATTCGGATTCTAAAATTATATATCCTTCTGTTAATAAATTTACTTCTTTTACATTTATGACATCAGTATTAATAACTGGATCACCAGTGGGTTCGTAATCACTTAATAAAAAACCTACTATTTGTTGTCCTGTTTCACCCATGTTTGATAAGACTTCATTGTAATAAAACCAGTATTTATCTTCTATTGGATGTTTTTGATAATTGGCAACATTACTAGTTGTATTGTCTCCGTTTTCATAACGTTGTTCAACAGTAGATAATACGTTAGCTAACCACTTAACATGTTCAGCAGTAAGCTGTCTATAAACTTCTATTATTTTAGTCATTAGTATAAAGAATAAATAGGGTTAATTAAATCTCTAACTTTGTTAGATAAAATTGTTGATTGTGAAGAATCAAATATTACAACTTCATAAATATAACCATCCCAAGTATTAGAACCAGCGTCACATCCTATATTGAGAGTATCTCCTCCAGAGTTAGCCGTTGTTGTATTAGATGATGAACCTAACTGAGTTGTATTACGGTCTAATTGAAAATTAGAACCATCATGATGTCCATATATATATTCTTTACCTGCTGCTGCATCAGTAGTTAAGCTTAAAGCAGTATCAACTCTCCATGCAAATCTACAATTTGTTCCGTAACGATTAAATCTTAAATAAGATGTTGCACCTGGCGAGCTAGGTGATGTACTTACTGAAAGAAAAGTAGAAAATCCAGTAGTAGAAGTTTCTAAAGCAATATGAATACTTGCAGCGGGTCCTGATGAAAAAATTCCTCCTGCGATTTGAGCACTACTTAACCATTCTCCAGAAGAAGAAGATAACAAAGCTCTACCAAATGATGCGCTTGCGCTAAGAACTGGTTGATTGCCAGCAGTAGACTGTGTTATGTCTCTACCTTGCCCTGACTGGTCATACCAAGTCACAATGTAAGCAGTTGCTCCACTTAGCCAAGTATCAATAGCAGAGTAGTCTAAGAACTCCCCCATAGATAAACCAGAGCCAAAATCTGATTCTACATTATCTGAGCTACGCCTTAGTCTAATTAATTCTCCAGAATACCCACTATTTATTAAACGCATAGAATATGCATGTATGGGTGCATCCCCTGAATAATCAGATATATCTAAGCCTTCATAGGCTGCTACAAATCTATATGGGTTTAGTAACATTTTATAATTTATAGTATCCTAGTAAAACAATTTTTAATCCTGCACCCGCTGTAGATGATCCTATTTGATCTATGTCTACAGTAATCTCTGCATCTGCTGCTAAAGCAGAATCTGATATAACTGGGGGCACTGCTGCTGTAGTAGAAGTTTTTTCTGAAGCGTCTATACTTAACTTAGTAGAAAGTATACTAGTTCCTTCTTTATTGATATCAACTATTATGGTTGAACCAACAGGAGCAGTACTTACGCTTGCCTTTACACCTGTCACTGTAAATGCAGCAGCTACTCTAAATGTTACTTTAGCGTTACCAGTAGTTAAATCTGATCTCTCATCACTACAAGCTATGTAAATTGGTTTAATGTAGTTAACTTCTATAATTGTACCATCTGTAGTAAAAGCAGGAGAGGTTGTAGGGGTCCCAGTAAAAGTGCTTTCCCCATACTCATTAAATTCCACCTCTCCGTCATTACGTAAAATTATTTTATTTATAGCACCTGCTGCTGCATTTTGTAACCAAAGCTCTCCATTGTCTATGTTCTGCATAACAAACGCTCCTGTAGCACCTGTTTGTTTTGTTAAAGAAGCATCGGGATTACCATTATTAGAGCTAGATTTAGGAAAAAACTTAACTGATCCATCTAATGCTTGTCCTGCTGCGGCCGCATAATAACCTATTTGAATATCATTACCACTAGCTCTAAACCTATGATTATGTAATCTAATCATCCCCGCTGAAGATGTTGGGCTACCAAGGTCATAAAACTGTAATAAATTACCATCTGTGTCTACAGTTCTAGCTGAATCAAGTTGACCATTATCTGTGTAGATGTTTGTGTTAAGATCAACAGAAAATAAAGTAGCAAGTTCAAATCCTAACACAGGCCTCCAAACATCATTTAATGGGTCATATGTCATAACATATGTGCTTGCGTTAAAATCTAAAAGCCAGGCAGCAGAGCTAGCAACAGAAGGTTCGTTACCTACCCATGTTGTAAATGTTTGTGTATAGAGATCACCTATCGTTTGATAGAATCTAGCATCAACATCTGCCAGATCTGACATAAGAGACGGTATATTCCAAGACATTTCACTAGACGCATTATTATATAAATAACCTACTGAACTAGAAACGGGTAAAGTGTAAGAACTGTTTGTTACACCTGCTGCTCTTGGAGCAAATGCAATAGTATTGTTTTCTGGATTTTGAAATGTTAAAGATACTTCATCTAAAAATAAATTATCATATGCTGTTATTCTAGATGCTGTAATCAATATTGATGTAGCACCACCTGTTGTAACAGTGGTTTGGTTACCTGCATTATTAATAGATACATGATTAGCTGTTGTACCTAACTGAACAACATGGTCTGTAACAGTGTAATCTAAAATAGAATCTGCTCCATTTTTTAAAAACCAATTAAACCCACCAACTGTATGGGACCTAGCAGCGTCAGCAGTAAGATTAGTGTTCATCATGTGTGTATCTGATGAACCTGTTATAGTTATATTAGCAATTCCACCTGTAGCATCTACTGCTGTTACAGAGTCACCAATAAAGTTAATTGTTGTAAAAGCACTCCCTACTACCGAACCTTCTTCTTGTATTATAAAAGAACCTGATGCTGTTACGTTAAGATTGTCTTCTAAAAAAGATACAAGATTACCAAGTGTACTTTTTCTAGGTAAACCATCAATAGATCCATAGTAATCATTTCTATCAGCAACAATTGGAAAAAATGTCCATTGGTCATTTAAGCTAAAAGTGTTAAACTCTTTTATTGCTGGAAAATATAAATTATTAGCCATTATTTTAATATTTTTTGTAATTCAACAATAAATTTACATATAGTTGCTTCAGCTAAACATGAACATCCACTATAGTAAAGTTCGATTTCTTCTAAATAGAAATAAGCAAGAAGCATTTTTTTATCCTCTTGCTCACACACTATACCATATCTATATTTCTTTTCTAGTTTAGAAACAAAATTCTTATATAAATATCTACCTTGTGCTATCCATTGTAATAAATTAGAGCTACTTAAACTCATTATGCGGTTCTATTTAATGTAATTGATAAAAGAGCTTTACCACCAGCAGTAGTTTTGGCTGTAACAAACTGTAATACTTCGCCAGCATTATAAGTATTACCACTAGTGATAGTTAATGCACTTGTTGTGTTTAGTGCCGTTGATGCTGATATAGAAACATTAGTAGGTGTTGTCGATCCTCCATTTACTTTAGGAGTTATAGTTCCAGCATCCGTACCAGCAAGAGCTTTAGTTACAATATATTTCATCGATGTAATTGTACCCTGAAATGGTATTATCACATCATTATTACCTTGTTCTCCTGTTTCAAAAGATACAGGTATTACGATAGTTTCTGTTTTAGCTGATGCTGCTAACAAAGAAACGCTTATTGTTGCATCTACAATTTTAGCAGCAGTTATAGTTTTTGCACCTAAACCATCGGCAACAACTGCTCCTGTGCCTATTTTAGCTGCCGTAATTGCGTCATCTGCAATTTGAGTAGTACCAATATAACCAGTCTCATCTATTTTAGCAAGAAACTTAACTATCCATGCAGAGCCATTGTAATAAGCTTCTATTGTACCTAACACACTTTCTAGTGCTTCTCGTATAGTTACACCAAGAACTGTTACTGAGTTACCATTAAAATCTAAATCAGCTTCATAATGTATTATAATAGAATCTCCTTTAGCGGGAGTTCCTGAAGCGGTTACAGATAAATTACCTGTGAGAGTAACAGCAGCAGAAGTGTAAAATCTATGAAAATCTGCATAGTCAGTAAGGTCTATAGCAATACTTGTAGTACCTGCTAGTATTTGGTTTTCTTTATATAGTTTTCTAGTTGCCATTATGATGTTCTTTTAGTGTAACGTACAACGAAGTCATTAAGAGTTATAGCTTCTTGAGTAGTACCTAACGCAAGTATTTGTAATAAGTTTATTTGTGTAAAATCAACACTTGTTAATTTATCCTCATTTATTTGTGTGAGAACACTTGTTTTAGAAGAATCTCCTGCTGTTAGATCTTCAGCAACATATATTAATTCTGAAGTAAATAAAGCTTCTGTAGAACTTGTTCTATATAATCTACCGTTTATACGAACAGACTGAGCTTTATACTTAGAGTTCATAACTCGTTCATCTGTATCAGATAAATAACCTTGATTACCAAAAGACATTAACCATATGTCATCTATTAATGGGTCAGCGTCTTGTGTCCTTGTAAGAGTGGCTGAAAAATCTAACATGTCTTCATCAGTTGATAAAGTATTTGCTGGTATAGGTATACTACCTATAAGTGTAGTTGCTTCACCAGCAGCTACAGTACCAGTAAAAACACCATCTACTACATAAGCACCCTCTCCACTTGTGCCATCAGTACCATCTGTACCATCTGTCCCATCAGTACCTTGAGGAGTAAAGCTAATAATTACATTATCATCTGCTGCAAAAGTACCATTAGACATTAGGTTTGATATTGTTAATGTATAATGATCTCCTGTATCAACTACACCCGTAAGAGTAGCCATTAAAAAAGTATTAGATTCGTGTTGTTTCCAAACTTTAATTAATCCATAATTACTAGAATTGCTAAATGTTGCTAGAAAAGTAGCATGATTAACATTATCTATATTAGTTTCATTTAAATATATCTCTGTTACAGAAGATAGTGTTGCGTTATTAAAACGCAAGTAATTTACAGCAGGATTAGATAATACAGAAGAAGAATCAAATTTCCACTCTGCTGAAAAACCACCAAACAATCCATCTTGACCAGCAGAACCAGTAAGATAAGGTAAGGTTATTCCAGAATCACATCCACAAGGGTTTGTTGAGCAATCGCACATAAGTTCTTAGTTACACCCACAAGGGCTATATTTACAAAAATCAGTTAATAGAGCTAGTATTTCATCAGCTTTTGCCTTATCTACAGTACTAGCTGCTGAAGATAATGCTTTTTCCCAAGCTTTTGCTTTTAGTAAGTCTTTATAATACTCGTCGTTTTTAGGGTTTTCCTGTACGAGTTTTACAAATTTGGAAATACAACATTTAACGCTTGGATAGAAATACTTTTCTACACATGCTGTATAAGTGGTTGATGCTGTTTTAACAGTGTATAAAACTTTATAATAACCATCTATAATTGTTATACCATTTCCAACACCTAGTTCAGTAAAAGTAATTTGACCTGTTACTGGGTCTGGTATTTGAGATAAAACATTTATAATAGTAGAAGACCCTGACGGGTCTGTTACAGTTAAATTAGCTTCTGTTAAGTTTGAGGCTTCTATAGTGGAAGCATCTTCCCATCCTGTTGTATTATCTGTAGCGTCATATACATCAGTTGAGTCTGTAACGTGCAGTTCATACACATCACTTGAATTTTTTATTAAACAATAAGTTATAGTAGGTACAAAAGCCATGATTAAAAGTATAATAAAAAGGGGAGAATCAACTCCCCTTTTTAAGTGAATAATTATGCGAAAGACGCAGTAGTACCAGTTATGGTATTAAGTAGCGTCAACAATGTACTAACTTGTCCAGAGGCTGCCCAACTTGAATCAGCAGCACCATCACCTAGATAGATTACACACTCTTTATTAGAAATTGGTTGAGCACCAATCCCAGAAACAAAGTGTGATTCTTGCCAAGCAATATTTAAACTACCATAATAGGTAGTGCCTGTTAAGTCTGTATCAATTGTTGCACGAAACATGTGATCTTTTCGGTATTTATTACCATTGACTGATTCACCAAAATATTCCATTTTAGCTACTTCTTCAAAGTTACCTTTACCTTCAGAAGGTGCAGTAACAGAAGTCAGTGTAGAATTACCAAATTTATCCAATTGTGTGTTCCAACGAACTTTACGAAAAAGACCTGGTTTAGTTGCATCAAACTTACGCTTGATACCTGATAAACGAATACCACAAGCAACACCAGCTACAGAAGCAGCAGTATATGCAATAGCATCTTGGTCAGAAGCAGAAGCCCCTTGATATGGCATGTGTACACGTACAGAAGTTGAAGAGATTACCTCAACTACTTCATATCCGATTTGAGCAACGTTGTCTAGGACAATTACTTCACCAACAAGTGGTATTTCAGCCCATGCTATAGTACCTTCATTGAAGATATCAGAATTTTTAACAACATCAACTTCATTAGAACCTGCTGTCGTAAGAGAAATACCTTCAGTAGCTGAAGCTATATCTAGTATACAAGTTGCTTGTACATCACGCTCGTAACGTTTACGTACGTTATCATTAACATTAACAGAAACATTCTTAGATACTTCCCATTGTGTAGCAGATGAATCTGATACATATGTTCCGTGAATTATATCCTGTTGAGCAAAACCAATACGATTAGTTTCAATCAAGTTAAGACGTAAAAAATAAGAATTACTGTTAGTCGCTGTTATAACACCTGTGGTGCCATTAAAGCCTACATCAGTTACTTGTTCAGTCTCGTTATAATGACGAGCACCTTTGTAATAACGAATTCCCCCTGAAGGGTCAATTAGATCAGTTACTCTTGGAGAAAGACCAGTACCTCTACCTTGTACAATGCGGAACTTTTGATTCAGCGCATCAGTAGATGTAGTAATTACAACTCCAAATGCATCAACAAGGGCAACTTGACCAGCAGCCATTCCTGTTATGTTAGTAGCTGATGTATAGGCTTGGTTGCCTCCAATCATTACTGAACGTATGTTTTTATTAGTAAACATAGTATTTATTATTTATATTAATTAAACATTTATTTATTCCGCTCGTTCGCCTAACTGTGCGTGTGTTTGGCTTCGAGGTTCTTGTTGGTTCTCCAACGCTGTTGTAACTGCTATATTGACTATCTCTCTATGTGTCATAGAGTTTAGTTCTGATGTCACACCACCATCAATATCTATATCAGTTAATTGTTTTATGTATCTTAAATTATAATTTGTAATAGTGTATTCACCATTAGTTATAACTTCATGTCTAGCTTGACCATTTAAAGGAGTAGCCTCTAATCGCCAAAGTTTATTAGAACTTGGTTTTTTAAAAGGATTCTCATTGTTCCCAAAATAAGTGTCTTGTGTAACAGGAACTACTTTTTTTTGTTTACCACAGTTATCAGAGGTTTGTACCCATTCTACTGTAGTTAACCAATGGTTAGAAGGTAAGTCAAAAATAATACTATTAGTAGATATAACATCTGTTTGATCTGCTGAAATAACACATTGTGATTGTCTACCAATTGCAGCTAAATCTTTACGGCGTTTTTCAGTTTCCTCAAACCCTTCCTGATATTTATTACCCATAGGATGATAGTGTTGCTTAACAAACATCTCTTGTGCTTCGCTAAGAAATTGACTTATCTCTGAGTTAATGAATCCAGGAGCGGCAAAGTTAGCTACTTTATCGTAGCCAACTAAGAACTCCGTTTTTAATTCTGCTGCTGTCATTATTTAGAACCTTCTATTTGACTTTTAATCTTCATATACATATCACTGTTAATTCCATTAGGATCTAACTCCGTTATGATTTGTGTAATACTATACACATCATCAGGTTCGCCAGCAATTGCATATTTATTTTTTCCTGTCTTTGCAATAGCACCTACTTCTAAAGCATCTTCAATAAAGCATCTCATATCAAAATTATCATCTTTGATAATTTGAATAAACTTATTAGGGTTTAATTCAACTACTTTTTTAACCTCTGCTTTTAAGAAGTCAGTTTTTGCATTTTTAGGTACAGATTTCTCTGAGTAAATTTTCAAAACATTACGCATTTTATTATGGCTGTTTTGAATAGCACCAAATTCCATCCACACTGACTGCATTAATTCAGCCTCTCGTGCTTCTGTTGCCACTTCGTGATCTACATCTACCATCATCCATCTTGCTGAAGGGATATTTAATCTATCCTCAAATGAAGGAGCAATAAGCTCTTTATTTGTTAGCAAAACTTTATACCTAATATATTGGTCAGGGTCAGATAAATCTAAAAGAGTTTCATCTTTGTCTAGCTTTACATAATAGCGTGACCAAAAGTTTTCTTTGGGTGCTTTGTAAATACTTAGGTCACCTTCTTTTTTAGCTAATTTTTTTTCTAAAAAGAGAGCTTCATCATCCGTTAAGGGATTCATTAGTTGACCAGTTTGACCATTTCTAGGTATTGATAAAGGCATTGATGTGCCTGTAAACATAAATTCTCCATCGTGCCCTTTACCTAACCATGAGCTTCGACGAATAATTGGCAACACTTTTACTTTGCGGTTTGGTAAGCTAAAAGTATCGTTCTTCTCCATTGTATCCATTTTGTTTCTTTTTTAAAACCTTCCTGCATTATTATACAGGAAGGTTAATTATTATTTATTAATATACTACTCCTACTTCAGAAAGTAAGTTAGGAATTAAAGCTGCACAACGTGTTGGGTCAGTTACCTTAGCACCACAAGTTGTCATACGGTGGAATTCATATCCATCCACACTATGAGCTGCCATTGACATTTTAGCGTCTGGAGAATACGGGTTACGTAGTCCAGGAATATATGCCATTACCTCTCCGTTACTTTTAGCTAAACATTTCTGAATGTTAGCTTCACCATTAGATGTACCTACATCCAAGATGTCATAACGATAAGATTCAGCCAAACCTCCGTCTGGGTGATAAATCTTATTACGAGTTGGGTTGTCATTCATTGGCTCGTGAGAAAGGGTTACTTTCACACCTTGAGGTCCCATGAATTCAAGGAATTGTCCTTTATAGCCAAGAGTATTACCCTTACCACTATAAACACGCTCTGTTACTTGTAACGGAGTATACAATGCACTGTAATCTTCTAGAGACTCAGAGAATTGATACATACCCCACTCTCCTGTACGGAAGATAAACTCACGTTCATCACGAGTAAGACGGTTTACAGAAAGGTCAAGTAAAATAGTTGTCATCCAACGAATATCAAACGTATTGTAATACGCTGTGTTAGAAGATTCCATTTGTTGACGAATACCAGCACCCTGCTTAATTTCGTATCCTGATTTACCCTTAGCAGTATATGTTCCATCTTCATTACGGTTAGAAACAGCAAACATCAAAAGACGAGATTTCATCTCTTTAAACTGTTGCTCAAACTCCCAGTCTGCATATTGCATCCAAGTAGATTTTGTTTCTAAACCACTATCACCCATTACTTGCCAGCTAAATGCAACTGGTTTAGCAATCATGTTACCTGGACGTACGTCTTGCATACGGATCGAGGTAAAAGTGTTAATCATAGAGAACGGAGAAGTGTAGTTAACTTCACCACCTTTAACAGATAGTGTGCGTTCTACAATACTGAAGTCACGAGAGAATTTCTTACCTGCAACTAATTCACCATAAGGAACAAACAACGTGCTGTCTTTAGTGAGTAATTCGCATTCGTAATGAACTTCAGTACCAACCTGAGCTGGTGCATCTATAATACGAATTTGGTAACGCTCATTCTTTTCACCAACAATTACGTCAGTATCTGAGAAAAAGTCCTCGTTAAATACAAGAGTAAATCTTGCACCAGCTAAACCAGCCTGACTAGCAGACGTTATAGCTGTACCATCAATTTCAGCACGCACAATAGGAATATTCTTACGTGAGTGCCCTTGAAGCCTCCAACGGAAGTCTTCGTCTGAATCGAAATATTTAACTCCAAACTGAGATAGGAAAGTATCCAAGTCCATACCAGAATTGATCTGATGCAACATTGTGACCAAATCTGATGCTTCTTGTACGTCAATTCCGTAAATAGAAGCAATGTGGTTTTCCGTGGTCAATCCAGACCAGTCTGTTGGTAAATATTCCTGTAAAGGAAATGTTGTCATTTTATTTTGTTTTTATCGTTTATTTAAATCTTGTTTCAGTTGATTAAACGAAGCAAGAATATCTTTTGAGGTTTTGTTACCTTCTTCTGGTGAATATACTGGTGATCTACCACTAGTAGGTGCAGAAGTACTTAACGCTTTCTCTAAATCTTTAACCGCTTGTGATTTAGCTGAGGAGATTAAACCATCCCACTTATCATCAAAAACACCTAGCTCATTAAGATAATGTAATTTAATCTCAAAGCTAACGGGATCTTTTTGTCTTTTAACAGCGACTGCATTCATAGGTGCTCCTGTATTAGGGTCTTTTGAAACTGCTGTTGTAATACTTTTAAATAATTTTTCTTTAGTATTATCATTAAGAGGTTTACCAGGAACTATTTCGTTTGTAGAATAAACCTTCTCTTTAAGACCTTCTATCTGTGCTTTAGCTGAATCAGAATATTGTTGTCTTGCAACATCGGCCTCTTGTTTTAGTCTTTCTTTTGTTGAAACATAGTTATCTTGTAACTTGGTAGCATAAGAATTAGCCTTGTCAGATAACTTACTAGTGTCTTCAAAGTATTCAATCTGGTCTTCTATATCTTGTTCCGACATATCAGTACTTTCAGATAAGTACATTTTAATAGCTTGTTTTTGCAAATCAACATTATCCTCTAATTTGTGTGGGACAAAGTCTTTTATATTTGCTTTTTTAGCAACTTCTTTAACAGTATTGAAATCAACACCTTTATCTAGCATGTCAATAAACTCCCTAGTCTCTGGTGTATATCTAGATAAATCTTCATTCCTACGTTGATCTACATTGTATTTAATTGCATTTTCAATACCTTTTGTAAAATCATCAATTGAATCAAAATTTAAATCTTCTGTTATTTCGTCGAAAAAAATACCCTGCTCCTTTAGAACATTAGCAAATGAAGCAAATGGAGAAGAAGCGTCTTTAGTTTCTTTGGGAGCAGGGATTTTTGTTCCTTCAGGTTGCACTTCTACTGGTCTAGCACTTGCGTTGCTAATTGTAAATGGTTTTTTTAATAAGTCTACGTCACCTTCATCAGGTACAATAGGCTCTTCAGTTTTTATTTCTTCTACTACAGGAGGTTCTGGTTGTGCTTTAGGGATTTCAAATGCTTTTGATGTATCTCCTAAAATCAACTTGTCTAAACCGAGTCCTGTATTGCTTCCATTATCACTCATTTTTTACAAATTTATAAATTTTTATTAATATAGCTAAGTAATTTCTAACAATTGTTGTTAGATAATTTTTACAATTATCGCACTTTAGTTAGATGTTTTATTTGGAGAATTAGCCGCTCTAGCTTTAATTGCTAATTCTTTAACTGCCACTCTTTCTTTAAGTGCCATCTCTCTTTGAGCAATATACTCTTTAAGTGTAAGCTCTTTATTGGCAATATCTTTTTTAGTTTTTGCTTCTTTATCTGCAATTAATTGCTTAGTTTTAGATTCTTCAGCTTTTAACTTAATATCAGAAGCTAACTTTTTCTTAGTTTCTTGCTCCTCTAGTCTACGTTTTTTAGAAGACTCTTCTCTAGAGATTTTAATTTTATTATCAATCTCTTTACGTTTTAATTCTAACTGAGCTAATGAGTCACGTTCTTTCATACGTATATTTTCACTAATCTCTTTTTCTTTAAGAAGTAATTCTTTTTCTTTAATCTTTTCTTCGTTACGTTGTTTAGCTTCAACTAAAAACATATCATTAGCCTTATCACCAGAATCTACTTGAGACTGTAAAATAAGAGTCATTCTATCCTCTTCACCTTTAGCACGTATTTCATCTAGACGAGCAGCTTGTTCATCTTCTCTGTTCTCAATTTGCATTTGAGCCATTTTCTCTTGAGAAGCTTGTTGTTGTTCTGCTAGTTTTTGTTCATGCTCTTTTTGAGCCTGCTCTGCTTCTTGCATTTGTTGCATTTTACGCTCTTCAGCATCTTCAATAGATTTTGCCATATCCGTAAGATTATTAGCGGAGAAAACTTTAATAACATCTGCAAAGTTAAGCTTTTCATTCTGTAGACCTGCATGAGCAAGTTGTTTAAGAGACTGTTCAAATTCAGCATCTTTACCAGAATTATTAATAAAGATTGTAAAGTCTTCTTCTGCTATTTTAGAACCATCTATACGTAACATCTTTGTAGACATATCATCTAAGACATACGAAACACGTTTATCTGTTTCTTCTCTAAAACAATACTTAGCTGTTTCTAATAACATCTCTAGAACACGTAGCTTAACGTATTCATGTGTTCTAAACCAAGGTTCCGTAATATGTGAAGATTGTGTAACAGAACGTTCCACATTTCCAACAAGTTCACGTTGTTCAATTTGCCCCTGACGCTGGCTAGACACACCAGATATATTTCCTAATTGTTGCTCTATATAAGACAACATCTGAATATTAGATTGGATATAGTTTCCAATACTATCATCAGATAATATTTTACCACCTACTGTATTCATGTTACCAGCTAAGGTTCCTTGAGATGAACCTTTCTTAGATTCATTAAAAGGGTCCATTAATGCATAGCCCATTACTTCAGCATAGTATAACCATTTATCTAGTTCCCAATCATCTGGTATCATACCAGCATTGATTTCCATAATTGGTCCTTTGTATTTAGCAAATGCTAACTCTGTACGATACATGAATATGTTATACAGATACTGATAAGGTTTCATTTGGTCGTATAAACTACGAGCACGAGAACTGTTAATATTGTAAGCTGTTCCAACATAACCTGAACGACATTTACTAAGGTTGTTTAAAGAACGAAATTGTACTGGACGAGGCTGTATTTTAACATACAAATCTTTACCAATACGTGTACCTTCCCAATATTCATTAACCCATAACCAGCTAATTGTTTCTCCTATCTCAGCATCTACTGGATGGTTTTCATCAACAATTGTTTCTTGTTGGTCACCCATTTGGTCAAAATAACTAAGCTTACCAATTTTTCTACGTGACTTCCATACAACACGAGTAACTCTAATGTTACCAGCTTCATCCCAGTGACCACCAAATCTATTACGAGAATCTTTCGTATCTATAGCAATAGGTTCATCTAAAAATGTAGAAGCATGTAAAGTGGGGAAAAAGTTTTTATAATTAAGAGTATCTCCTGTACCTCTTGCTCCACCAGTAGTTTTATCTCTACCTTCTAATTCTATTATATCGGAAGGTTTTAAAAACTCATAAAATTCATCAACAACTGATCCAACAGGCATATAAGAGTCCTCTATGATAATATCTGCATCATCAATATAAGGAGATTCTCCTGTACCATATGTAAAAACATTTAATGGATTACATTTAGTTACAGATGGTTGACCAGCAACTATGTCTACTCTATAGATTTCTTCTGATGCAATAAGAGCATCTTCGAATCCTTTTGAAAACTTTTCTTGTAATCCTTGTTCTTTCCAGAAAAAAGAAAGAATATCAGAAGCCATTTTTTCTCTATAATCTTGATAAGAGTATTTGAACTTCTTTTGAATATCTTGAAGTTTAATTTTAAGCTGTTCTTCATTCAGCTCTTTGTTTTCTTGAGCAATAGACTCTTGAACATACTGTAAAAGTTCTTGCTTTTGTTTTTCTTCTTTTTCGTTTTGAGTATGTGGATTTGATGACCTACATCTCCACTCAAACTTACGTTTCATTTCTTCACCAAGAAGAAGCTTAATTTTAGGATTTGCTAAAGGATAGTTTTGCATTGTAGCTGGAAAACTAGACATTTCTAATCCCATTGGACTACATATCTTCTCAACATCTTTAATGTCTATAATATCATTAGCTAAATCGTAGTTCTTCTTTTTATTATAGTAACTTTGTCTTACTTCATAATTAGAAAATAATGTTAAACTTTCAGCACCCTCAATACAAGACACAGCCCAGTCTTTAGATTTAGCTGCTGTTGCTTTCTTTTGGGAAGGGAACTTAGAATCTTTTGTTGATGGTTGATATATTCTTTCTATCATCTTTTGAGTTGGTCAATCTTACAAAATTAATACATTAAAACTTACATATCAATTTATAAAGAATAATTAGTTTGTTTTATTTTATCTACCTATAGCTCTTTTAAAATCTTTTTTTGGGTCATAACTTTTAGTTTTAAACCCTCCTACTTGATTATCCCACTTTTTAAATATATTTTCTACAGGATTTTCTATAAGTGCTGTCTGTTTATATCTTTGTTCTTTGTATACCATAACCATACCTAATGCTGATACACGGTCAAAGTTAGCTTCGTCATTCCATCTTATAAGTTCTTCATGCAAACCTCTTGATCTTATAGTGTCTACATTAAGCATATTTTCTCTAGCATATGCTGGTTCTAACAACCATTCTTTAATAAGGTTACGTGCCCATACGTTTACCGCTATGTTACCAGGAGTACCATAAGCTTTGTTACCAACATTAGCAGTTTTTACCATTCCTTGATCTCTCAAGATTTTAGGAGTTTCTGCTAGAAGATAAGTACAGTTCATATTTGTAAAATACTGAAACAAACCTTTTTTGTTGTTTTCATAATTACATTTAGCATTATAAAACAGTAAAAGCTTTCTTAGATTTTCATAATACTGTCTAGCTGTTTCATGTCTACCTGTATATTCAGCAACAATTCTACCTGTTAAACGATTAAATATAAAACAAGATTGTAGCGAACCTTCAAAACTGTCATCATCAACAGGGTCACACCCTGCTATATAAATACCAGAAGGTACTGTTTCGTCTATGTTTTTAACAGGCATTTCGAATATCTCAACACATCCCTCACCCATTTTACTAGCTTTGTGAGGCCAGTCTGTAATAGGTTTATCATCTGTATTTTTCCAGATAATCTCATCATCTTTAATAACACACTGTCCTGACCATGCAGAATTTAACAACGTATCATTAGACAATAAGTTCTCCTGAGCCATTTTAAGCTCTGTTAAAGGAAAGAACGTTCCTTCCATAGAGAAGAAGACCTCTGATGGCTTAATAGGCCTGTTAATGACCTCTGATGCGTATTTAATTTTATTCTTTTTTAATGACTCTCTTTCCCTCTCTAAATACGACAATGCTTTAACCTCATCTGTTACAAAGTTAGCAGTACGTTTAAAGCCGTTAAGAGTTAAGTAAGAAGGTACAAAGTATCCTATATCACCACGACCTTCCCATTCGTCATTAAAACATAAACAATTATAGTCTTTAGGATTATAAAATATGTTACGTGCGTGCATAGCAGCAGCTCCTTTAAACAAACCACCTGTACCAAACATGTATATAGTACCAAATTGTCTGTTACCCTCAGCTACACATTCTTTCATTGCCCCAAGAGCTTCTTCAATATTGTCCATAAACCCAGTCTCCTCAATGTAAATTAAAGAAGGACGTGTTCCGTTTGCTGCTAATGGATCGTCTTTAAATGTTCTATGGTGTATTTTAGATTGTGATATATCAGAAACTAATGACTTACCTGACATAAGTGAACCATGATACTTTATATCTAATGGGCTAGGATAATCTTCTCCAGCAAATTTAACAGAACCTGGAAGATTTGCCATACCCAATCTAAACTTACTGAGTAAATCAGTAGAGTATTTAGAGTCAATTGCGCCAACTAATGTTTGAGTAGTAAGTGGTTTATCGTTTGGATTATTAGAACTACGTTTTTTTAAGTAAATATCATAATCTGTAGCACCATCAAATAAGAAGTTGTGACCAATGTTGCCTCCTGCAAAATAAGACTTACCTCCACCACGGGCCTCAAGGTCAATAACGTTTTTTGCTTCATTATGAAATAAAGCCTTACCTTTACTTTCATCATGTTTCATTCTAAGATATTGCCTAGCAGGAATATATTTTTTATCTAAATCTTCTTTACGGCAATAACCATTTTCAATGTATAACTCTAATAACTCTTTTTCTATTAATTCTTTCTTATCTCTAACAGTTTCATTAGCTGTATATTTACTATCATTTTCAAAACCAGAAAAACCTCTAGCTTCAACCATGATGTAACCTTTTTCCCATTCTAAATCACGGAACCACGGTCTACCAATAGTCTTACCTAAAGATTCTTTTGACTCTACTTCGATATTCCAAAAATTGACATAAAAATAAAGAACTCCAGGACACCATCTACCATCATGCCAATAGCCTTCGATACATCGTTTCTTTTGTTCTTTCCACCAAGAGATTCTTTCAAATCTTTCAGTGATAGGATTAAAATATGGCACATCCACCATAAAATCCTTATTATTTACATCGTTAATTTTTATCATTACTCTTGTCCTGTTACAAGTATTTCACCATTGTTTAACTCAGTATATGTGAATGGTCCAAGAAATAAATTAGGTATTGAAAAATCAAAACAATTTTCTATACTATCTGGAGTATTTATAATTAAAGCAAAACCCTTATCTGTTCTTACATATATATCGTCATTAAAATAAACTTTCATAGTGACAACGTTCGTTCCATTACAAGGGGGTTGCCATCCTGGGTTATCTATTGTGCTATCAAGATTGTATGTTTGAAACACTAAAAAATCACCACCTGTCTGAATAAGTTCATCCTCGAAATACCATTCTATTAAATCAGGATTGGTAAGGTTTACAGTTTCTGAACCACACTCACGCCTTACTATTACACTCCATCCAAGATTATCTCCTGAAACATCATTAATAAAATTATTCCATGCAGGGATAATTTTTATTGGGTCACCTAAATCATAAGATTGCCCATAAGCAGTTAAAAAATTAGATAAATCATCTTGGTCGTAAAAAACACCATATCTTTGTATAAATATATTTAAATCAGAAGTAGCAACTAAACCATCAGCATCAAAATCCCATTTACATGGTTCTGTTGATACTTTTTCCATTAATCTAGCAATCTGTACTTGTGATATTAATATGTCTTTTTTAACTAACTCTCTGTGTGCTACTTCAACTAATGTTTTATCTTTTTCTGGTATTAAATCATTAGGTGTCTTAGTACACGATAGTAATGTTAAAAATATTAGGGGGAGAATATATTTTTTCATATTTAATTGTCTTTATATTTCATTTGAATCAGTCAGTGAAAGCAGTTTATTTCCTGCTCCTCTTTTTTGTTTATCATTCTCTTCATCAAAGTCTTTTTTAATTTTTGAATAATCATTATAAAACTTAGGTGTTTTTTCAAGTAATTTATCTAAGTTTACTATTAAGTCAATATTTTTAGTGTCTAAAGCTTCTATATAAAATTTCTTAATCTCTCTATCTCTTAATGACATTATTTCATTCCATGTTACTAAGCTTTTTTTAGCCTGAGTAAGTACCATGTTTTTATAGAAATCCATTTCATCTGAGTATTGTTCCCATTCAAAATTTTCATCACCAAGAAAATCCTTAGCTAAATAATATGCCTTATCTTCATCAGTAAGGTTATGATATATATTATCATCATTAGGATCTAGTCTAAACGCAATTGCCCACATAATCTGAGATGTTTTCTTGTGATTACGAGTTCTATCATTTTTATACATTGACTTAAAAGGACCCAGCATTCTAAATTGTGGATTAACTTGCCAAAAGTTTTGTTTTTCGTCAAATACGTTTATTACACTCATATTTATTGTGATGTTTTATAATTCTTAATAACGGATAAAGGAGATGCCTACATTTAGGACATCTCCAATATTGATAACCGTTATCCGCTTTTTCCTCAACCAATTATTTAATTTTATTATACTCCTGTCCTCGCGACAGCATAGCAACATCAAGGTCTGTTAATTTATTCTTAACAACACACTCAGTAGTCAGTAGTAAACCTGCCACAGAAACTGCATTTTCCAATGCTACCCTTGTTACTTTAGCTGGATCAACTACACCATGTGTTATAAGATCTTGAAATTGGTCAGTTCTAAAATTATAACCATTTCCAGATTCTCTAAAAACATGAATTATATTATCACTAACTTTACCAGCATTTTCACATATTGTTTTAAAAGGTTCTTCTATGGAATCAAATATAATTTTATAACCTATTTCCATATCTTTGGTTAATACCTCTTTACTACTAACACTATATGCTGCTCCTAAATATGTAAAACCACCACCTGGAACAATACCTTCTTCCATTGCAGATTTAACAGCACGAATACCATCATCAAAACGATCTTTCTTTTCTTTAACTTCTACTTCAGAAAAACCACCTACTTTAAGAACAGCTACACCACCAGATAAAGTTGCAATACGTGATGTAAATCTTGATTTAACTTGCCCATTCTCTTCTAAATCACGATGTGCCTCAACCTCTTTAATCCTTTTATCAACAACTTCTTTAGAACCTGCTCCATTAAGAATTATACTACCTGTTCTATCTACTATAATCTTCTCAGCAGAACCTAGGTATTGAGCAGGTTTAGTTATTAAGTGGAAAGGTCTACCATATGTATCACCAGCAAGAGTACTCCCAGTGGATACTGCCATATCTTCAAGTAAAGCTGCACGTTGTCCTGCAAACCCTGGTGCTGATATAACACACACTTTCAAACCTCTTTGCTGCTTATTAGCCAATAAAACATGGAGTGCTTCTCCTACCATTTCTTCACATACGATAAAAAGATACCTGTTTTCTTTTCTTGCATATTCAATGAACTTTGCAATAACATTAACACTAGATATCTTTTCGTTAGTAATTAAAATAAGTGGGTTCTCCATTTCTACTGATTGCTTCTCTTTATCTGTTATAAAATAAGGAGATATATAACCAGAATCATATTTCTGACCATTAACAACAGTGTAGAAAGTTTCATGTGTATTAGAATCTTCTACTGTAACCAATCCTGCCTGTCCAACAGTACCAATAATATCAGCAATCATATTTCCCATATCTTCATCACCGTTAACAGAAATTGTAGCAACTTCTGCTAAATTAGTAACAGGTACTGCAATACTTTTAATATAACTAGTAACATCTACTACTGCTTTATCCATACCTCGTTTCAAGTCAATAGGATTAACATTTTCAGTAATAGCATCCATACCTTTATTAAAGATTGCCTGTGCTAGTACTGTAGCAGTAGTTGTTCCATCACCAGCATCCCATGCTGTTTTAGATGCTACATTCTTTACCATCGTAGCACCCATATTAGCAGTACGATCTTCTAATTGTATTTCTTGAGCTACAGTAACACCATCTTTAGTAATGTGTGGTGTTGTGTAATTCTTGTCAATAATAACATTCCGTCCCTTTGGTCCTAATGTTACTTTAACAGCATTAGCGAGAATATCTACCCCCACTTGTAACTGTTTCCTTGCGTCTTCTCCTGTAATTACTTCTCTTATCATTATGCTTCTTTAATAACTGTAATCATTCGTTCTGGAACCATTCCAAATTTTAATCCACTAGCGGGAAAATCCTGTAAACTATGTAACATGTTCTGTGTCATTAAAAAGTAATCACCAGCTTTAACAGTTGTTACATCGTCTGCTACTTCAACAACAATGAGATATCTTTCATTCATCTCATCAATCATTGCTTGTACCTGAGACTCTTCTGTTTCAATACCAATCAATTGGTCTGGTTCTTCATCAATCTCATCAACATGTTGCTTGTAAAAAGCCACAGTCCCATTAAGTAGTTTAATCTTATTCTCTTTTAGTACAGTAATTGCTTCTTCTACTGTAGCGTTGTTATATAATTTTTTATCTTCGTTATCCATTTTGCTTTAGTTTTTCCATTTCATTAACAATCTCTAAATGTTCTCCTGTAACTTCTTTCTTCTCTTTACGGTAAGTAACACCTTTGGACTTTCCTACAAATGTTGGGTTACCTTTTAAATCAAAGATAATGTTTCCATCATCATCTGTATCTGGAATCAACATCACTGAAGGGTGTATTAATGTTTTTTTATTTTTTAAATAATTCTTAATTGCTTTTCTACGTAATTTATATTCAACTTGTGTTTCCTCTTCTAAACGAATAGGCTTAATTGTATTGTAAATTTTAATTTTTTCTCCTTCGTAATCTACTTCTGTATATTCCATTATTCTGCTATATCCATTAATTGTGCTTCTACTTCTTCATCATAAAGTACAGGAAAACTGCATCCATGAATAAGTATTTCAATAAACTCTTCCCCATCATCACTACTATACCTAAAGAAAGCACCTACTGATGATTCTATAATATTAATAGTATTAATTACAGGTTCGTTATTTACTTCTATACCAAGACTTTCAAACTTCTCTGCATTATCATCATTTACCATTTTAAACTTTGCTCTTATCATTTTTTATTTTTATTATATGATTTAATAAACCTTCTGACGCATAAAACTTACCAAGTAGTGGTAAATTATAACTCATAAATGTTGATGGGTCATTGAAATCAGTTTTCTTAATATCTTTTGCAATCATTGCATAGTATTGATAAACCATTTCCTCAATAACCATCACTTGTATGTTATTGTTAACACTTGCCTTCTTACAAGCCTGCTTCAGTGGCTTGCTCCGTATTCTCTCCATATTTCCAACTAAATGTTAACGATAAAGGTAATTTAACATTTCGTAAATCATATACTTGATGTAATTTGTTACCTAACTTTGTTTTAATAACTGTATTCTTCTTTCTAAGATTAGAAAGAATATTATTTAATCTAGCGTCTGTAATATCTAAATAAACAGATGCATCATACTTAACATCAAAGTCAAGTAATAACTTCTCTCTAATCTCATTATCTTCAATAAAAGAATTCTTATGTATCATTATTTCAACAAGTAATTTCTTTTCACCTTCAGTTAAATGATTAAAACTATCAAGAATAGTTAAATATTGTACAGCAAAATCTCTAATATCTTTAACGTCTAGTACTATATTCTCATTTACCATATTCCTTAACTATTTCTTTGTGTGAAAATCCCATATTCTTTAATTGGTTATGACCTGATGGAGAGTAGGCCAGAACGACTCTACTCTCTATAGTAATACCAACTTGTTCTAACTCATCAGGGGAATTGAAAAAGGTACTTACTTCCATCAGGCGGGAAGGGTCTTCACCTAGACCCCATTTAGCCTTTATACTAAAATCACCAACACTATTATTATTTGCTAGCTCATTTTCTATGTAATTCAAATCATCATCTAATCCATCCATTTTATTCTCCTTTTTGTCCTGTAGACAGGACATATACTACTTCAGCTTCTGTCATGTCTTTACCTAGTACTTTATAACAATCTGTACTATCACTATATGTTATATATATTCGATATAATTTATCTTTTCCTATAATCATTGTGCAAATATACGTATAATTATTATACTATGCAACTTTTTTTGTTATTTTTTTAAAAGTTTTTGCTTTTTAATCTTAATTGCTCGTAAAACAGCCATCTGAGTATGCCCTGGATCAATAAAATTTAAAATCCATACAATACCTTTACCTAACTTAGTTAAGTTACTAACAGCTTCATTTTTACCTAATACATAAGAGATCGTGTCATCTGGGTCACCAAATTGGTAAACCTTTTCTTTAACTAACCATTTATTAAAAACTGGTGCTCCAATAGTATTACCAGTTTGGTCTATTGATAAAGCATTAAAAAACATGTAGTCATTACGATTCTTAGCAAGAATTAAACCAAGTATAAACAATGCTGGTATTAATATCATTGCCATTATAGCTGCTACAATAAACAATACAAAACCTTGTATTTTTTTCATTTTGGATTTTTTAGAAGATAAGTTCGTCGCTTCTCTCTCCCATCTGCAAATATCCAAGGTGACTTTAAAAATATATATCCTTCACCTGCTTGATTATCAAACTCTGTGTCATAATAATCTAAAAATGCTTTAACATCTTGTGGTAATGTAAGAGTAAGTTCCCATTTCTGACCTACTGGGTCGTCAAGCAGTGTAGCCTTACTAGCAAATGCTGGTGGAACCTTATTTACTATAACCTTTCTTGTGTATTGTCCTGATTGTGCCATTAGTTTATAATTGACAAGTGAATATTTCTACCGTTAGGTCCCATATAAGAATAATCTAAAGCACTTTTTTCTTTTACTTCTGGTAAAGGAGTGTATAACACACCATATTTTGATTCAATATCTATAGATAAATAATTCTCTTCTTCTTTATCTAAAATTAAATGTATATCAGTACTATTAGGTGCATTATATTTACTGTTGTCTAATATAAAACTAGTAAACTGCTTTATATCTTTATACTCAATCTTATGTGCTTTATTATCTATTATCAGTATCATTTTTTTCTTCTAAATTAAAACAATTATAAATTAAACGTATTTCTTCTGTATAGTCAATAATACTTTTACCTTTAGGTCTACCACCATCACCAATAACTTCTGGTTCTGAATTATATTTAATCTTTATTATCTTGTTTTTCATGTTGCAAATATACAACAAAAATATTTAATAAACAAACATGTAGAGTAATAATAAACTTTATTAGAAAATAAACATAAATAAATTAGGAAATATGAATTATTCTTTGTAACTTTGCTAAGTAGTGAAGCGTATGCGGTAGCAGACGTCAACAACTACTGTCTGTTAAGACAAGTAGTATAGTCTTCACGATTGTTTAAGCCCAATATTATTTTAAAAATAATAAAAAAATATTTATCAAAAAATCGTTGCACCGCCGTACCAAGGAGTCATAGACTCAAGGAAAGCTCGCTACCTGCAACAGAGAGGGTAACAGGTGAAATACCCTCTCAACTTTTTAATTAAAACCAGATGCTTATGAAATACCAGAATTCAATGAAAGTCGAACTAGTATAAAAGGAGGTAATCAATCTAACTAAAAGGTCTAATTAATTTTAGACCTTTTTTCTTGCATAAGTCCCTGATTTTACGTATCTTTGTATATGAATAAATTTAAAGATGTAAAATTAAGTAAATACGATAGTAATAGTAAAAGATTACCAGAACACAAAACGCTGTTATCATTTAATAATGACGGTGGTAATTATGCCTTTAATGACTGGTGGTATGAGATAGGATCAGAGTTATTTAATAATTGGTGTTTAAAAAATGAAGAATATAAATGCGAAGCTAGTAGTTAAAAGATTTAAAAATGAAAAATAAAGAAGTAATACGTAGAGATTGTTTAAATATAGCAGTCAATTTAAAACAAACATGTGGTGATATAAGAAATACAATTGAAATAGCTAAAGAGTTAGAAGATTATATTT